TATCGTAGATGCTGGAGGTACTAACGATACAGATTACGCTGCGTTAGGAACTATTTCAGGTACTGAAGGTTTATTCGCTGCTATTAAAGATCGTGGTAATGTAACTACTGGTGTAACTGGTGTTAACGCTGCTACTGACTTAGCTGAGTTCGATGCTATCCTTGCTGAGTTTGATTCACAAGGTGCTATTGAAGAAAATATGTTATTCCTTAACCGTGCTACATCTTTAGCATTTGATGACATGCTTGCTTCAATGAATTCTTACGGTGCTGGCGGTACTTCTTACGGAGTATTTGATAACTCTGAAGATATGGCTCTAAACCTAGGTTTCTCTGGTTTCCGTCGCGGATCTTACGACTTCTACAAGTCTGACTTCCGTTACTTAAACGACAAAGCAACTCGTGGTTCTATTAATGACAGAGCTACTAGCGATGCTGTTCGTGGGGTTATTATCCCTGCTGGTGTATCTACTGTATATGACCAAGCTTTAGGTCGTAACCTTAAGCGTCCATTCTTACACGTACGTTTCAGAGCTTCTGCTACTGACAACCGTCGTATGAAGACTTGGACTACTGGTTCAGTAGGTGCTGTTACTTCTGATCTTGATGCTATGCAGATTCACTATCTGTCTGAGCGTTGTTTAGTTGTACAAGGCGCGAACAACTTCATGTTGATGAAGTAAACTATATTTGACGAAACTACCTCACCTTCGGGTGGGGTAGTTTTATATTAACTTTTATTATATTATATTATGGCAAAAAAGAAAACACAAGAGGTTGTAGAAGAACCTCAAATAGAAACTGTAGTTGCTGAAGCTCCAGCTCCAAAGCCAGAGCCTAAAAAAGCTGCGGTAAAACAAGAACCAAAAAAACCTAAATGGGAAATTAAAGATAGAATTTACTGGCTCAATGGTATGAAGCCTTTAAGTTACACTTTAAAATCTTCAGGAGTTTATTGGTTTGATGAAGAAAAAGGTTACGAAAGAGAACTTAAATACTGTGAAAATCAAAGAACATCTTTTGTTGATGAAATGCAAGGTGATCAAAGATTAGCTCATATTATATTTAGAGGCGGTTATCTTCACGTACCAAAAGAAAAAACAGTTCTTCAAAAAATGTTGTCTTTATACCACCCTCATAAAGACGTAGTATATCGCGAGTACAAGCCGGAAGCTCTTGCTTCAAATGAAGTAGCAAGTATTGAAATGGAAATTGAGGCTTTAAACGCTGCTCAGTCACTTGATATTGATATGGCAGAAGCTGTGTTAAGAGTAGAAGTTGGCTCTAGAGTGTCAGACATGAGTTCTAAGGAGCTTAAACGAGATTTATTAGTATATGCTAAAAGAAATCCTGAGTTGTTCTTAGAACTTGTCAATGATGAAAACGTTGTACTAAGAAACTTCGGTATTAAAGCAACAGAATTAGGGATATTAAAGCTATCTAACGATCAACGTCACTTTTTGTGGGCAAACAACGATAGAAAACTTATGACAATTCCTTTTGATGAACACCCTTACTCAGCCCTTGCCGCTTGGTTTAAGACTGATGAAGGTATGGATGTTTATTCCAATATAGAAAAACGATTAAATTAATAATCACTTAGTTGGGCGGCCACCCTTCGGGGTGGTCACTAACTATAAATAACGAATTATGGCAGTAAGTGTAGATAGAGTATATCAAACAGTTTTAGCATTAGCTAACAAGGAACAAAGAGGTTATATTACTCCACAGGAGTACAACTTATTCGCCAACCAGGCTCAAAACGAAATATTTGAGCAATATTTTTATGACCTCAATCAATTTTTAAGGGCACCAGTAGGTAACAAAACAGCTTCTTCAGATCTACGTGATATTGTTGAAGAAAAAATATCTATGTTCAGGGTAGTTAATCAACAGTCGGCAAACATCAATACAAACGTATATAGATTAGAGGCTGTAAGATATAGAGAGGCTGCAACTGGAAATTTTTATACAGCCGAAGAAGTTAGTAAAAAAGAATATGATATGCTTCATATGTCAAGACTTATGTCACCACCTGTAAACCGCCCTGTGTTTTATAGATCAAGTAATTTTATTTATGGATCACCTGATTATGTTTCTAATTATGATAGCACACGTATAGATTACATAAGAAAACCAATTTCGCCTAACTGGACATACATTGTTGTAGATTCAAAAGCGTTATGGAACCCATCTGCAAGCGATATGCGTAACTTTGAGTTACACTCGTCTGAAGAAAAAAATCTTGTAACAAAAATATTGCAATATGCTGGTGTATCTATAAAAGATTTTAACCTATCACAAGTTGCAGGTCAAAAAGAAGTATCAACTATTCAACAAGAAAAAGCATAATAAATGGGTTTATTAAACGGAACTACGCACAAAGAATATTATCAAGGTAACGACTTTGGTAATTATCAATTTGTATCATTAGACGATGTAATAAATCAGTTTCAAATGATATATGTTGGAGAAGACAAAGTTATACCAAAAGTAAAAAGAGCAGACATAGCGTTTCATGCCCAACGAGCTTTAGCTGAGTTGTCGTTCGACACTTTTAAATCTTTAAAATCACAGCAGATAGAAGTACCACCAAGTCTTGTAATGGTGTTACCTCACGACTACGTAAATTACACAAAGATATCTAGAGTTGACCGCGTAGGTATTAAACACCCGTTGTATTCTACTAGACACACGTCTAATCCTTTTCAAATTAAGCAGCTTAGTACTGGAGAATATGATTTTCCTATTAATGAAAATTTAATATTAAATTCAGATTTTTCTGATTCACTCAATGAATACCAATATACTGCTAAAAGCGCAGCGGTTGAAGACGGTGTTTTAAAATTTAACCACAAAGGCGGCTTTGACTTTTCTCCTGCTGTATGGCAAGCTATAGATGTAACTGGTATTAATTTTATTACGCTATCAGCTGACGGCGTTGGTAACGCAATAACTGGAGACGAAGTGGCTGGTATTTTAAGATTTGGATTAAGCACACAGCAAGGCGATATGAATGTTAACTCGCTTGGTGCAGATGGTTTTGGTGGCGGACCATCAATACCACCGTCTGCAAATGCCTCTGAAGATATTTTTGATATAGCGTTTTTAGAGTGGAACGGTGTATCAAGTACTCAAACAGCAGAAAATATAGACGTATCTCAATATGATGTCATATATGCTCTTATAACATCTAATGCGCCTGGATCAGTTGCAGGCACCGATATACAGAATACTATAGATAATTTATCTGTAACTAATTCTTTAGGAAGTGATTTTTTAAATCATGCTGACGCGGCAGGTTTAAACTCTTCTAGTTGGACTAATTTTAAAACAGCTGACAGTGTTACGGTAGATATTGATGATTATAGATATCCAGATGTCTACTTGGATGGACCTGAAAGATATGGTTTAAATCCAGAGCACGCTCAAGTAAACGGAGATTTTTATATAGATCAGCGATTAGGTAGAATACATTTTTCTTCTAATATTAACGGAAAAACTGTGATACTAGACTATATAAGTGATGGGCTTGGTACAGACGCTGAAATGCAAGTACCTAAACTTGCCGAAGACGCTATTTACAAATATATTCTGTGCGATATAATGAGCGCTAGGTCTAACGTTGGAGCTGGTAGATTAGCTTATTATAAAAAAGATAAATTTGCTGCCGTAAGAAAAGCCAAACTAAGACTATCAAATATTAAACTAGAAGAACTAACTCAAATTCTTAGAGGTCAATCTAAAATAATTAAACACTAATTCATGCCTGAAATTAAAAACACTTTCGCTCAAGGTAAAATGAATAAAGACCTTGACGAAAGAATGATTCCAAATGGTCAGTATCGTAATGCGTTGAATATTGAAGTAACTTCAGCTGAAAACGGTGGAGCAGGTACTGCGCGTAATATATTAGGTAACACAAGAGTAGATGACAAGGTCGTAGACACGTGTGTTTGCGTAGGTAGCATTTCAAACGAGCAGACTAATAAGCTATATTGGTTTGTTCATTGTGAAGATAGAGACGCGATATTAGAGTATGATCAAAATACAGATGAAACACAGTGTATGGCTGTGGATATTAATAATTCTTTTTTAAACTTTGCTGGAAATCAAATTACGGGTATAAACATAATTGATGATTTTTTATTTTGGACAGATGGTAATAATGAGCCAAAGAAAATAAATATATCAAAATCTCATCAAACAAATCCAAGCGTTTCATTAATCCACCCTTTGCAGGTTCACGCAAGATTACGTGTTAATGGAGAGCTCACAAATATTGATTTAGAAGAAAAGCACGTTTCTGTAATTAAAATAAAGCCTAGTAGCGCGCCTACATTTAAAATAAACTTACTATCAAGCGGCCAAACACCTATTTTTGAAAAAGTATTTCCTAGGTTTTGTTATAGATATAAATATGTAGATGGTGAATATTCTGCATTTGGTCCATTTACAGACGTAGTGTTTAGTGCAAAATATCCAGATCTTATAAACAAGTCTAATTCTTATTTTACTGACGAACCGTATAATAAGGCAATGACTAATTCAATATCTTCTATTGAACTATGTGATTTTGTTTCTAGCGATATTCCTGAGGACGTTGTTCAAGTAGACATACTATATAAGCAAGAGGATTCAAATGTAATATACTCAATTGCTAATATAAAAAATACTGATCCAGAGTGGTCAGCGCAAGGCACGTACGGAGACTCTTCTCACAAAGGTAAGTACGTTATAACATCAGACAACGTTCACGCAGCACTACCAGAAAATCAATTACTAAGACCATTTGATGCTATTCCAAAAAGCGCTAAAGCACAGGAAATAGTTGGTAATAGAATAGTGTATGCTAATTACAAACAAGGATATAATTTTGACGAAACAAATCCTAAGCCTAACATAAACGCTAACTATAAATCAAGAGGTTTAAATTTTGATGACGGTGGTCAAAAATCAATTAAATCTTCACGAAACTACCAACTTGGCTATATTTTAGGTGACAAATACGGTAGAGAAACACCTGTTTTTACTTCTGACAATGCTGGAGTAAATCTTACATGGTTTGGTGAAAATCTTGCTGGTAACGCAAGCACGGCAAATATGTTTACGGGTAGCTTATCTAGTCAAGTGCCTGACTGGGCGTATTACTACAAGTTTTACGTAAAATCTTCTTCTGCTGAGTATTATAATTTACTTATGGATAAGTGTTATTTTCCTTTCTCTCATACAGAGTTTGAAAATAAAGACGATCATATATATGTATCATTTCCTTCTTCTGATAGAAATAAAATCATGGAAGACGATTACATTATAGCTAAGAAAATATACGATGGAAGTGAAACTCAGATATTTCAAGAAAATAAATATAAGATATTAGACATAAGTAACGAAGCGCCAGACGCGGTTAAGTATGTATTTTTTAGTTTAGGTACAGCAGTAAACAATAATGATGTTTTTACTGGCTCTAGTGTGCTGGGTTTTGGTGGAGAAGATAACGTTTTATTTGCAGGCCCTGGACATGCAGTTAGCGCAGGATTACGTATTGATCAGCAAACAGATGTTGTTCACATGCACAAAACAAGCTGGTTAAGTAGCGCTTTTAACGGCTCGCCTCTTGTCGATTACAATGAAGAATCTGAAGCGCAAGTAGAAAACTATAAAGGAGATATCTACATGTCATGGAGTTTGGGTAACATAAGCTCTAATAGATATAAAATCTCTAGCATACGAGTTAGTAATAATAGCGTATATGTATTAAAGCTAACTACTACTATATCTGAAAAAGACGCAAGAATAGCGGCTCTTAATGATAATATAGAAGCTTTAAATCTAGACGATTTAGGCGCCGGAACTCAGAATACTCAGGTGACTATGGACTCTGGTCTTACGCTAAAACTTGAACGACGCCAAAAAAGAAGCGAAGAAGATTTTAGTGGTAAGTTTTTCGTTAAAATAAAACATAACGCATATCTTACAGCTAGCGAAAGCGGCGACACTGGTTTATTTCCTGTTGCTGAAGCAGGTTTGCACTGGTTATTCGACGTGCATAACACCGCTAATTTAACAGAGACTACCGGTATAATAAACTCAGCTAGCCAACCAATAGCTAGCGCTTTAGAAGGTGCTGTAACAGCTGTAGCAGGTATATCTAATTTAACTGGTTTTGCAACTGGACCAGAAGATTGGAGCGCTATAAAAAGCCACATAGGTAATAAGTTTTTTATTGACGATATGAACTTTATTGCGTGTAATGTGTCTAGTGATTCTCTTGCTAAAGAATCTGGTCCAGCGTGGAGAGGTTTAAATCCTCCAGCTGCATATAAACCTTTTAAGTGGATGTTAATTGATGGTGATGAAAGCCCTCAAGGAGGCATACCCAGTGGTAGTTATTGGCGTCAAGATGGTCCACACTTAAGCGAAAGCAGTTACGGTTTTTATGGAAGCTTAAAATCATTTGCTCCTTCAGCATATGGTGGAAACATATCTAGTAGTTCTATACTTAGTAGAATAATTAATAGTTTTGAAGGAATTGTTACTACTACTCTGGCTCATACTGGTCAAGGATCATTTACAACTGCCAATCCAAGTAGTGGCGAAAGACGCTTTAAAAATAACACTCTGTACTCAAATCCCAATGGAAGTACTCAAGGTCACGACAATACATACGGACCTGAAGATGTCACTGGAAAGCACTTTATACATATTTCATTTTTAGCCCCGGGCGTGGATTTAATAGACGCAATGAGTGGAGACAATCTTACTGGCGTAACAATTAAAGGTAAAGATAGTATTGCAAGTGAGCTTCAAGGAATATGGGGAGGAGGGGCGTTTACTAAAGTACCTACTGAGCATGACGATGGTGATGGCTATAATGTGAGTTACTTTGGAGATTTAGGTGTAAATGGTCACGTTGTTGAATTTGAAGGTAATTACGACGAGTTAGGAAATGATCAGCCTGAAGCTCCAGGCCCTGGCGTAGGACAGGGATACGATCTTAATTACACTCTAAGGCACAATAACCAATGGAATCCAGCGTATTCAGAAACAGGTACTAATCCTGTTATACAGACTTTTTTACAAAGAATAAAAACAGCTGGTCAAAAGTTTATATTTAAAAAAGATACATCTGAAACTGTTTATACGATACTAAGTGTTTCAGAAAAGCATATATATAACCACACTCCATGGCGTATGAGATGGTTATGGAACGACACGACGTTCGATTGGTTTGCTGGTGGCGATAGCGTAGAAGAAGCCGCTAGCGCATGGGCAGACTTTACAGGTACTGATTTAAAACCCTCTACTGGAAATTCTGACAACTCAGAGTATATAGAAGCCGCAACAGCACTAGCAGATGCTATAACTGACTTTGGCGCTGCGGATAATAGAAGAGTTACTTATATTATAGAGCTTGATAAAAACCCTGCAGAACACTATGATCCGCGTTTTGATGAAAACGATATTGACGCTACAGACTCAACTCAACTACAATTTGTAAGTGATATAGTTCCTAGTCAAATAGACACTATATTTAGTTTTCCTACTGTATGGGAAACAGAGCCACAACAGTTAGCTGATTTAAATATATACTACGAGGCTAGTAATAACATACCAACAAGATTAACATCTACTACAAACGAACTGTTTGCGCCTGTTGGTTCAAGAGTTGAGATAAATTCTTTTGGAGAAAACTACAATTCAGAAGGTAATATTGAAGATTACTATGCTGTTAGCTCTTGGATTGATGCTAATACATTTGAAGTTAATCCAACTTTACCTGATAACGATTATGTAGGCTCAGTTTTTGTGTTTCACAACGACAACGGCAGTTACGTAAAAGCCGAAATTGTAGGTCAAGATGGTTCGCAACTTCAGTTAAATACGCAGGTCGATGTTACGAAAGAGGTGGGTTTAAGTTGGTCTAACTGTTTTTCTTTTGGTGACGGCATAGAGTCTAACCGAATACGTGACGGTTATAACAAAATGCAAATATCTAGCGGAGCTAGGGTATCAGCCACTCTTGAAGAACCGTTTATAGAAGAGCATAGAACTAACGGTTTAATATACTCTGGTATATACAACTCTAATTCTAACGTAAATAATTTAAATCAATTTATTGCTGCAGAAAAAATCACTAAAGACTTAAACCCTACTTATGGTAGCATACAAAAACTGTTTACTAGAAATACAGATTTAGTAGCCCTTTGTGAAGATAGGGTTATTAAAATACTAGCTAATAAAGATGCGTTGTTTAATGCTGATGGAAATCCTCAATTAATAGCATCAAATAGAGTACTAGGACAGGCAGTTCCGTTCCAAGGTGACTACGGTATATCAAATCAACCAGAGTCTTTTGCTTCAGATACATACAGAGCTTACTTTACTGACAAGCAAAGAGGTGCGGTCCTTAGGTTGTCTATGGATGGGCTTACGCCTATATCTGACGCTGGCATGCGCGAATACTTTAGAGACAACTTAATAAACAAGGCTAGTTTTATAGGTAGTTACGATCAATTTGACGAGCAGTATAATTTAACAATAAAAAAGCTACCCGTTATAGGCTCTATACTCAAAGAAGACTTTTCTGAAGGTACAGAAACAAGTGAATATTTTGATGAAGTAGATAAAATAAATGACGGTACTTTCACTCAAGGGTTAAGTTTTTCTGGAGTCGTGCAAGTAGAAGACTTACCTCTTGAAGAAAGAACTTTAAACCCAAACCCAGAGCTTGAAGGAAATGTAACTATAATAAATCATCCTGGAATACCAGCGGAAAGTTTAGTGTTGCCTGTTACCACTACTGAAGATGTATTTGTAGAAACTATAACTAGTACCGAAGACATTGACTTTGGCGATCCTGATTTTGAGATAAATTATATCGATGATCCCGACGCGCCTATAGTTATGCCTGACTCTTTAGATGGCTTTCCAGAAGGTCAAGCCCCTGTTATGTTTGGTTTTCGCGAAAACCTAAATGACTCAGAATCTCCTTTTGACGGTGTTGGGTCTACAACGACTACTTTTAACATAAAAAGATACAATAATACTGAACATACAGATCCAGTACCTGCTGTACTTGTAGAGTATAATGGTTATGGTGGAGATAATACGAATTTAGGATTTGGTGTAGGTGAAAGTGGAGGAGGTATTAGTGGCCATACTAATGCCACAAGATGGACTGCTCCAACAGCTGTTTTTCATCAAAACGAGAGCGGTTTCGCGGCCGGTGGCGTGCCTTCAGCTATGGCCGGTGGACAAAACGATGATTGGCATGCTATCAATAAGGGTATAACTTTTAGAGGAAGCCCTACCGACGCGGGTTCTGGTGAAGTGCCATGGGGTTATATACAGTTTCCTTCTGATGGGTTTATTGAAGGAGGTACTAATCAATTGACAGATAGTATAATCAATAGTGAGCCAACTGCTAGAAATAATACTATTTTTAAAGGTGAAGAAATAGAAGTAACAGTTAAGTACAGATCAAACCACCTAGGTACAGAGTCAGATAACTTTATTAGAGTAGAATTATTTGATGGTAACTCGCCATTAGATAGTAGTTATTTTGCTGGAGGCGCTACTTTTAGTAATGAATCTAGCATTGACGGTTGGACTAACTCGCAGTCTGTAGATACGCTTAATGTAGGAGCGCAATACGATAGTGATAAGACAGAGCGATTTTATTACAAATTTTCATCAACCAACGACACTATTGGCGATATAGCTGTTCAAGATTTGCAAGTAAGAATAAGCGTATTTATGGAATCTGCCTATGGCACTAATAAAATGTGGAGGTTGAGTGAAACGGTTATAAGGTCATGTGAAGTAAAGAAAATTTACATGCTTCTTAGTCAAGATTACGATACTGGTAATTTTGAGCAAATTATTGATATGGAAACTCAAACAGTAATTACAACTGAAGATGTTTATGAAACCGTAACTACTACAACACCTGGTATACCGCTAGAAACAATTGACCCTTGGGCTGAGGTAATATATCCAGATGCTATAGAGGGCTTTATTATGGAAGACGTTAATATAGATCACGGTCTTGAAGAGCAATTTGGGCCTGAAAACCCCGGTGAATTAATACCGTATATTGATTTAGCTGGCAATGAGCAGACATATTTATCTGGCTCGTCTAACGGTGTTACAGAGTATAGTGGAGACGCTAGCGAAATTACTGTACCTATCAACCATGTTATTAGCGGTTTGAATATTAACGCACTGCTAAACCCAGGTATGTCTCTAGAATTTGATAAATGGTATATGGTTGACATAAAAAGAAATTTAACCGAAGAGGGTCCTAATCCATTTATTAAATTTTTATCAGCCACTGGGTCTCCTCAACCTTATTTTAGTGCTGACGCACCTGATATACAAATCGGAACCTACGTTAATAGTAGTACTATACAAACCAGCATGCATTTGGGTGCTTACAGGGCTTTATTTAAGCTTCACTCAAATTCTTCAAATGCTGACACAAGTCAGATCAACAAAATGCTAATAGGATTTTACGATGAAGATACTGGGGAGTCGAATCTAAGCACGATTGAAGAAGTTAGATTAATAGACGTGAGCGTCGAGTCTACAGGTGGTTTTGCAGACAACTGGAATATAAGCCCAAGCTTATATCAAATAGAAAGAGCTGTTATTCCTGGAGCATTGAATATACCACAATCACATCCTAGCGTTTATTATCAAAACGGACAGATAAACTTCGGTGATCATTTTGTTTTGGGCGATTTAGTTGTTCCGTTTTTCAACGAAAGGAGTTTTACGCAACAGCTACCAGACTTACCAGAAGTAAATGATCATTATGAATTAATTGTACAATACGGCAACGACGCTATATCTGGTAATTTTTCCACGCACCCTAATCAGGAAATTACAATAAATGTTGGTGATTCTGAATTTACAAACGCGCTTGGTGGAGAACTAATTCAAGTTGTTGACGATGATTCGTTTAGTATTAACTATTATTATGGTCCTATAAATTTTGATGGTGGACCTGCAGAAATTAAATTCACAGCTAACGAGTATTTTATAGGTAGTGTAAAAAGTGTATCTTTACTTGATATGACTAACTACTTTACCTCTGGTAATATAGGTACATGGAGTATAGATGGTTTTGATCCTACTGTTGAAAACTTTATAGAATGGAGTACAGAATTTGGTGGTAAAGCTCAATTTAATAACACTGTATTGGGTCATAGGCTGTTTCACAATGTTGAACTTCCTATAGGTCAAACATTTATACTTACTTTTGATCATAATATAGATACCGCTGGTACCGTTGCGTATGCGAATGAATTTGGAATACTAGTTCTTCCGAAACAAAGTTTTGCTGGTACCGGTACATTTGAACATGAGTTTACTGTAACAGACGGTGGTAATGTTCAGCCTCAAGATTTAATTAGCTCGTTAATTTTTGAAGGGCTTCCGGAGCAAATTATATCTATGGGAATGACTGGTACTATAGATAATATAAAGTTAAGAAGAGTTATAACAGATGCGGAGTTTGGTATTCCTGAGCAAACTATTAGTTATAAAGAAAACGTAAAAGGTTGGGAAAGCTTTAAGTCATTTATACCTGAAAACGGATTAAGTCTTTCAAGCCAATATTTTACTACAAAAAATGGCCAGCTATGGAAGCATTATGATAATGATAGCAGAAACATGTTTTATGGTATACACTATAACTCTGAGTTATCTGTTGTCCTTAACGACTCTCCTTCTACTGTTAAAAACTTTAAAACAATAAACTACGAGGGATCTCAAGCTAAAACATTAAACTTTGCAACCACTGGCCAAAGTACTACTTTACAACCTTACAATGCAAATGGTGCTATTGATGGTTGGGAAGTTACGTCAATATTAACAAACCTAGAAGAAGGTCAAGTTCCGGAGCTTATAGAAAAAGAAAATAAATGGTTTAATTATATCAAGGGAATTGATGGAAATATAGACACGTCTAGCTTTAATTTTCAAGGTCTTGGCGTCTTGTCTCACACAACAAATGATTAATCATGACTAAAAATATTAACGCAATAGATACTTCTTTACTTAACTTACCTAAAATTGGACAAGCTAGAAACGTAAATATTTTAGGTGAACAAGGCGCTGCGTTTATATTACAACTGGTTGATAGCTCAGGTAAGTTTTATAATTTTAAAACTAATGTTTTTACTGAAACATCACACACTCCTAGTAATTTACTGCGTGGTACTATTAGTGGTTCATCTTTTACTGCTAGAATTAATTTTCCTTCTGTTGTTTCTACAACCACGTATAATATCATTGTAATTGCTGATCCAACAACTAACACCTCTATTGCCAGTGGCGCAGGGGCTTTAAACGTAAGCTTAAAGCAAGTTGCTGACACTACAATTACTTTAGCCTACAATACAGCAAATACAAACAATTACACGAGTAGTCCACCGGCTGCAAATCTAGCAACAGCACTGTCATCAGCTAAAAAGAAATTTACTTTTATAAGCGATGCAAAAACAGTTTCAAACGCTACAGGAGCTAATCATAACAATGGTCTTAAAATAACTAGAAAACCAGTTAATACAGATTTAGTTTTCAGAATGGAGACAACACTAGATGGTACTACAAGCTCATCAACAACTTTAGTAGCCGATAGTGTAACAGATTTAGTTGTAGGCATGGTTTTAGTTTCAGGTCCTAACTTATCAGGCACGCCTGTGGTTACAGCAGTTAACACGGTTACAAAAACGGTTACTTTATCTGCAGCTCAAACACTAAACTCTGACGGAGCAGCATTAAAGTTTGACGCTCAAGGGCCAAAAATGATATTTAAAGCAATTGGTGTTGCTGTAGGAAAGTTTGCTTGTGAAGCTCTTGTGCCAAAAGACGGCGTTGTTAGCACCACGGTTGCTGCTGACGGAAGTAGCACAGAAGTTACTGATGGATCTTCAGCCAATATGACTGTAGCTTCAACGCATGGTATTGCAAAAACGTCTACAGTTACTGGACTTGGTATTAGTGACGGTGTTACAGTTTTAACTGTTCCAGGAACTACTAGCTTGACTCTTTCTTCAGCTCAAAACTTAAGCGCGCAGCCAGCAGCAGGCGTTGGCACACTAGTTAGATTTGGAGGGTTTTTTACAAAAATAGATTTAACAACTAAATTTTTTATTGAACGCGCTGGTACAACCAATAGAACATTAACGCTGCTTTTAGATAACTTTATAACACCAGGAGAAGAATCATGATAATACATTTACAATCAGCAGTTGATAACGCGTCTGTGCAAGTAGGTGATACAGCGTACTATGTAGACACACAGGACGCAGGTCAAGGTTATAGCCAGCAAGTTGGTAACAACATGCAATCTCTAGGTACAATTACAGAAATAAGCGCTAGCTATATAAAAGTAGCGGATAACGCTGATATTCCTAGTGGCGCTTTTATTATGTTTTCTAAAAACAACAATGTTAATACAACCAGCTTGAAAGGTTATTTTGCTGAAATAAAAATACAAAACAGCACTACTGAGCCAGCTGAATTATTTGCTATAGGTGCTGAATCTACTGAAAGTAGTAAATAATCACTAAAAAATGTAACTATATATGAGTATAATATACTTAAATTAAATATGAATCATATAGTTACGTTTAGAACTTTTAAAGAGGGTGATTATGACATGTGTTGCAAGTGGTGGAAGTGGTGGTGGAAAGGTGAGATACCTGTTAAAAGACAGTTATTACCTGACGATAAATCATGTTACGTTATAGAAAGCAATGGAACACCTGTGGCAGCTGGGTTTTTATTTACATTTGAAAATCCTTTAGTAGGCTATGGTCCTACATGGGTTGTATCTAACCCAGAATACAAAGAAAAAAATCGTCGTCAAATATTAGAGTTATTAATATCTAATATAGAAAAAGACGCAAAACAAACTTTTGGTATGGTGCAGTTGTTTACTGTATGTGGTAATACGTTTTTACAAGACATACACAAAAAATTAGATTGGTTTATGATGCCCGCTAAATACGAGGCATTTAAATATTTATAAAATGGGTAAAAAAGCACAAAGACGAAATGAAGAAGCCATACAAGGTGCTACTGACGAGCAGTTAGCAGAAGCTAAAGCTATGCTTGCAGATCAGCGTACCACACTTAATGAGCAAAAGCAAAGATATAGAGAGTTTGAAATAACAAATCCTTTTGAAAACATGGAAAATCCTTTTGAGGATTTAACAGTTAGTCAAGAGGCTGCTAGATTTCAAGCCGAACAAGGTGCTCAACAAAGAGCAAATGTTATGGCTGGTTTACAAGGTGCAGCGGGATCATCTGGTATAGCTGGTTTAGCTCAAGCGCTAGCTGGACAAGGTGTTATGCAATCTAGGCAAATATCTACAGATATAGCTAGACAGGAAGCTCAAAACCAACAGCTAGCAGCTAGAGGCGCTCAACAGGTAGACATGTTAGGTCGTCAAGGTGCTGCAGCGGTTCAACAAGCGGGAATGAGTAGAGAAGCAACACTTTACGCGTCAGAACTTGGTGAAATGGCCGGTGTAAGATCAGCGCTGTCAGGAGCTCAAGCAAACCAAATGGCTGGGCTTAGTGCTATATCACAAATGAATGCAGCTCGTATGGGTATGGTTGGAGATATTATAGGTGGTATAGCTGGTGCGGCCGGTACAGCAATGACTGGAGGCGCTGGCAGCGTTTTTGGTCAACTTCTTGGATTACCAACACCACCGCCTACCAAACCCTAATAAACTCCGATGACAATTAATAAAAAATTAAAATGGCAGTAAATTTAACAGGTAAAGCAGATGCTACGATAGCAACAGCGGCGGCTAGAGCAGGTGCTGCATTAGCAGGTCCAGATTATAGCAAGTCGTTTCA